TAGGCACTATTTGCAGCACTAAATTCTGTTCCACCTTTTTTAGCAATAAAATCGCCAGTATCAGAGTCTAAAGTTATATCTCCGTTTACATCTAAAGTTAAATGTCCTGCTGTACCATCTGAATCTGAGGTTGCTATCGTAGTAGCACCATTTGCAGCTACAGTTACAGTTGCTAAATCATCTGCATCAGAGTCAAGTAAAAATTTATATATTCCAGTAGATGCATCTAGAGTTATATCTCCACTATTAGCTTGTAATGTATTTGTAGTCGCAGCGATTAAACTCATATAACCATCTGCAGTCATAATTATATAAGCATCTGTTCCGGCAGCATCAGTTGTAGTTATTTGTGTAGCTCCATGATTAAGACAGCTTATTAAAAAAGAATCCCCAGTAGAGCTACCTCCGGCTCCACCTAAATTAAAGTAAGAGCTAACAGTTGTTATGTTTCCCATAGCAATAGTAGCACCACCACCAGAAGGGTTTCTCATTCTTAGTGTATTTGCTGACACTTCTGTAATATCACTTTGAATAGTAAGGTAATCTCCATAAGGTTGAAATCTTGAGCTTCTTAAGGTACCACTACAAGTTATATCTCCAAGAACAGAAATACTTGATTGAGAAAGACTAAGAGAAGACTTTGTACCACCAACATATATATTTTCTAAATTGTTAGTAACATCAATAGGTCTAACACTTGTTAATTGCCTCTCTTTGACTGGCTTATTGGTATTTTCTGTAAGCTTTGTCTCTGGATTATAACTCATTTACTGTCCCGTATGGTATCTTATCATTACTTTAACAGAATAATCTGAATTAGTCCCATCTGCTTTTATAGTTGCAAATAATACAAAAGGGTGTCCTTCAACAACCTTATTGGTAGAATCAATAGTCATATTTTGATGATACATCTGTTCATAGCCTGCATTAGTTATATCTGCTCCAGAGGCAACAACAACACCACCGGCTAAGTCTCCACCAGTAGCATCAGAATCTGTATCAAAATACATTTTCCATAAATGAATTCTAACTGTATCTCCACTCGCACCGTTAGCTCCTACATAAGCACGAACCTCATCTATAACAATTCCGGGGTCAGTCTGAAACCAACCACAATTAACTAAATCATCTGCAGTTGAAGAGATAGTTACTGCTGTATCTGGGTCTGTACCAGTACCAAGAGTCATACTTGTTGTAGGTGCATTTCCAAAAGGAATGCAATGATGACTAGAACCATCACAATTAATTGCAGTTCCACTAAAATAAGCATAATGAGTATTTACATAAGAGGCTGTATTTGTGTTTTGATATACATAATTTGCTCTATTTGTAGTATCAACTATAAAACAAGAATTTCCTGCAAGATTATTAACTTGGAATGCAGTTGTACTATTACCATTTGTTGGCTGTAATTTTATTACATCACGAGACATATGGATAGGAAGACCAACTCCTGCACCGTCTTGCATCTGTATAATAGATGCTCCTATACCAGAGTTACTATTATTAAGTTGAAGTAAATCTACATAAATACTACTTAAACCATTACCTGCAAGTGTTGACATAATTTATCCTTTCAACTTATCAAAAAGTTTACTAATTGCTTCGTCTGTTTCTTTATCAAGTTTATCAAATGCAAGGTCAATACCTTCTAAAGCATAAGGCTTTCCAACCTCTACAACTCCTTTTACTGTTCTTCTAATGTATTTCTCCTCTGTCTTTTCAGAAATAATTGGGATATTTACAGCATCATTTAAATACTTAACAGCTTTATCTTCATATTCTCCACCTTGAATATTTTCAATATATTCTTTAATATTTTTCTTTTGATTATCTATTTGTTTAGATGAAAAGTCTTTTAAATAAACTTCTAATTCTTTTATTAATTCACTTGCATCAATCCCCATAGACTTGGCAATACTAATAACTTTACTTAAATCCATCACTTCTCCTTTATTTTATGTTTACAACTATTACACATTTGAAATTCTTTCATAGGATGAGCCATTTTCTCTAAAGATTTAACTCTAGCCATTAAGCTCTCTACTTCAGTATCAAGTTCATTTTTTTCAAAGACATATTTTTCAAGAGGTTTAAATTTTGATGATAGGCTTTTTAATACTATTGGCATAATATGTTTCTTTATAAAACCTATCGTAGTAACACTTGCAAGACTTAACATTACTTTTTATTCCTCTCTGTTAAATTCTTTAAAACATCTTCCCAAGCATCCATATAACCTTTAAGCTCTTTAATATCCATTTGTGTGTTCTTGCTTTGGTCTATAAGTTTAATAACTATAGCCTCTAAGCGACCAAAAGACTCATCTAACTCACTCATAAGGTCGTGTTGAATCCAATTATTCTGCTTCCAAATAAAGTAGCCAAATGCGACAGCAACTGATATAGGGACTCCGAACTCTTCTATAAATGTAGCTATTTCCATATTTCCCCTATGGCATAAAAGTTAACTTCTTAGATGATTTGCCATTCAACATTTCTCCCCAGAGAGATGTTTTACCATCTATTACTTGGATTATATGTACCGTAAAGTAACCCTTTTCAAAGAAATCTACAATAGCGAATGCATGAGCCCAATTAATTTTTCTATTAGAGAGCCAAGCATTTTTCTCTGAAGACATATCTTTAAGACAGCCAATACTCCAAGCAGACTTTGGTCCATCCATATGAGTTACACTCATCTGCTGTAAGTCATGCCAATGTCCATACATAATATTACATCCTAACTTTCTAAGATGATTTGCTGTATGATATTGACCACCATATTGATGTCCATGATAGAAGTATAGTTTTCCTATCTTAAGATGTTTTCCAAAAGGGTAGTAAGTATAACCCCTCTCTGATAATTTAACTGCATTCTCAAAACGATACTTAGAAACATATGGATGTTCACTTACAAACATATTAAGCCAATCATCGTGATTGCCTTCAGTCATATATTTCTCTTTGCAGTTAGCTTTATCTAAAGATTCGTCTATGATGTCCATACCTTTGTTGACATCAATAACATCAGTCTCTAAATCTGGAATCATAAACTCAAGAGGAGGTTTCTTCTTCTTTTTCCACTTCCAATGAGAAAAGTGTTCCCACTCTCCTACATCTCCTAAGTCAATGTATATATCTGGTTTTACTATTTCTATGGTTTGGCATAAGACATTAATGGCAGCCTTATCATGATAAGGAAAATGCTTATCTGGTGTTACGACTGCCCTTCTTACGGGATTTTTTTTCATAATAGACTCCCAAGGCTTTGCTGTATTGAATGTATGCCATACTAATCGCTGTAACTGTACTAAATAATAAAATTAAAAATCTTAAAAACGGTGGTAATAAATCTGTTAGAGATATTAAAAAACCTCCAAGAGATGTACCTAAACCTGCACTAGGATTATTATATAATAAGGTTTTAACAGAATCCATCTTCATTCGCTTCCATAAAATGTTCAATAGTACCTTTACCAAGTTTGGTATTATATACCCGTTTCCAACAACGAGCTTGTTCTTCTAAATCATTCAAGGAAGGAATAGGGTAAGGGTCCCTAAGGTAGACAATTCTACAAAAAGCAGCTTGAACTGCTATATTGGACATAAGAGAAAATTCCAAGTTCTCAAAGTCGCAACCTAATTCTTCTAATTTTAATCGGTAGTGAGGTCTATACTCTATATAATTCTTTACAATATCATGAGCTGTATTTGGCTCACATTGAAAGAAACCTAAGGCAGGACCCCCACCCATTTGTTTAAGATGTTTATAATTAGTTTCTGCTCTACCAGTTCTAATAACCAATGCAAGTGCATCTGGAGAATATTTCTCTAATTTATATAGAGATTCCTCTACTATTTCTTTTATTTCGTTAATCATTAGTACTCTATGTGAAATCTAAATAATAAATCACTTGCTGCATAAGTAACAGTACCACCTATAATAACAGTAAAATAACAAGATGTAGAGTCTGAGTCAGCTTGTAATAGTATAGGTAAATGTGGTTTTGCTCCTGCACCGGCTAGTGGTTGACAAATATTATATTCTCCCATATCTAAGCAACCTGCAGTAGGAATATCTACCCACCCTAAGAAATTTGCTGCTAAACCTTCGGCTGCAGTAATATTCATAGCATCATTAGCAGATTCCATTGATTGAGATGAACCCATAAATATAATTTCCATAGCAGTTGCAGAAGATTTTTTTGAACCAACTGTTACATTTATTAACTTTGAACACCCACCTTTATCTAATACTGCATTTGGGATAGCAACATAATTAAATAAAGCATCTCCGTCTGCATAAGCATTAGTATTTAAAGTAGGAGTAACATCTATAATAGTTTTTGCTTGTTTTACTACTCCATCAGCACTCATTATTTAGCCTCCTTTTTATCAGCTTTTTTCTTAGCCTTTGGTTTTGCTTTTGGCTTTGGTTTTGGTTTCTCTAAAACTTCTATATCATATTTTCCAGTTTTCTGTAAATTGTCTAAATATTTTGAACCAATCCAAAACTCTTTATCAGTAGCATAACCAGAAGGATGCTTATTACCTTTAAAAATAACTTTAATATCTTTCATAAATTCTCCAGTTGAATAATAGGGGGAATAAAATCCCCCCATTATATTTTAAACAGATTAAGTTACTACCAAGCAGTAGTTCCTTCTTCAACAATACCCCATAGTTTAGTCTGAGATGCATCTTGAACTAATGTAGCATCGCCAATATAATCTCCAACTATTTTATGAGAGATGTAATCGATGTCATATTCTGAAACTAATGTTGGAGCTTTACTAAAAGCATGAACCATAGCAGATTTATGTGCAACAAATCCACCAAGTACATTAGCATTATTTAAAGCACCATCATCTGAATCAACAGCAGCATTTGCATTTGTAGATGTGATGTTATTAGAAAGAACAACATCCATACCCATAACAGAACCAACTAAACCATTTGGAACATCAGTCATAGCTGTTTTAGACACATGAATAAAATCATCTATTCTAAATAAAGATGCATATAAAGTAGGGTTAAGAACTAATGTGCACTCATTAAGAGGACAATTATTTTCCATAACCACTTTACTAATATGTGCTAATGTAGCTGCATCAATAGTTGCTGCTACTGTATTTCCTGCAATATTAATACATTCAGTAGTTGTAGCCATAGCAGCTTCTACTTGAGCATCAAACCCTAAAGCTAATTTATAACCTATAGAGTCTGCATACATACCAAGCAAATCAGCACTTGATTGTACTTTAGCCATATCTTCAAGCATAATTGAAGTATATTTGTGACTTGAAATAGATAAAGAAATTTTATCTTCAGTTTGGCTTGTATAGCTAACTGCTGTATGAACAGCTTTATCAGCTACATTTGCAACATCTGCTACAGATGGTATGTGAAGTGTATCTCCACCATTTGCCACTAAAAATGACATATCATTTGATAAGTTCGCTAGAACTAAGTTTTTTTTAAAAGATGCTCTTACAGCATCAGCCCAGATTTCTGGAATAAACACAGCAGCTTCTGTATCTACAGCTTGTGAGCCTTGAGTAACACTTGAATATGCTCCCATAATATTCTCCTAACATTTTATCTTTCCTCAACTGCTCCTTTTTACAGAGCCTTCAGTCCGATTATTAATTATTTTTATTTTTAGTATACTTATTAAGAACATCTCCCCAGTTATTTTTTATAACATCATTAGACAACTGTTCAAAAGGATTTCCAGTCTCTGGAATAATTCCTTCATTATTAACATTCCTTGATTGCCCTGCTGTATGTTTTGGATTAACTGTTTGATGCTCTCCAACTTTCTTTACTAAGAATTTTAGAGTGTCTGTGTCTTTAGTAGACAAAGTCTCTCTATCTTCTTCTGGCAACTTACTTAAGTATTCTTCTCTTTGAGCTTGTTCATGAGCTTTCCATTTTTCTTTATATGGTAAAGCATTGTCAAGTTTAGATTGCAAATCAACAGAAAGTTCTTTATACTGCTCATTTTCTTTCATAGTTGCTATCTTATCTTTTTCTTGTTGCTTTTGATACTCTAATATTTTGGCTTCTGCCTTTTGAGCTCGTTTGCGATACTTTTTAGATTGTTGAGTTTCCTCTAACAACATTGCCTTATAATCAGAATTGTCTAATACACTTTCATTCTGTTCGTCTGTCTGACTTGGTACTGCTTCTTCATTCTGCTGAATGCTATCTTCTGTCATTTTAATCTCCATTTTTTAAAATTAACGACATCGAAATTTAATTTAATTAGATTGTGATTGTCAAGCACTAAGATAATCCCATTCTATCTATCTCGTGTCCTAAGTAATCTTCCATAGCCTCTAAAGTCTTTATAGGAAAGCAAAAGTTTTCTCCATGTATACTTAATTCTGCTACCTCTTCAGAGTCTATCTCTTTAAAGTCAATTATTTCTCCAAGTAATTGTTGAAAGGCTTTCATTAAACTATTCATCATATCTTTTTTCTTCATAACAGTCCTTTCTTTATATATTTATATTTTTTGTTTTCCGGGGAAATCTATATCTACCTTTACAACTCCACTTTTATAGTTTTGTAGCTCTCCATCTCTGATAATTCTCATTAATTTTCTATTAAAATCAATACTTGGGTCTTGTAATATTTTTATCCATTGTTTTCCATTAGGTGGCATCCAAGTTCTAGGTATATTTAAAAAAGGTCTACTTTTATTTAATTCTTTCCCATAGTTGAATTGACTAGCACTACCTTTTCTTCTTCTGTTTGCCATTTTTCCAGTATAATATATTGGTTTAGCTGTACTCATAACTTCAAAATCATAAGTCATTTTATTTACTTTAACTCTAATCCCTTGGAGCATTCTTCCAGATACAATCAATATAGGTCTTGATTTTGTTATTTGTGCAGATAAAGTTGACTTCCCCTCTTTAACAACTCGGTCTCTCCACTTTTTTGTTGTTGGAGATAGAGGAGGAAGATTAAGGGTCCCTTTACTTAACCTCATTTGCAAATGGTTAGTTACTTTAACTTCCCATCTTCTTAAAACATCATTGATTAAGTTATTGAATTCTCTTTTCCAGTCTCCTCGCTTTTGCATGGCTCTTTTATCTAAGAATTCTGGAATAGGAAAATAAGCCATTAATATAAATCTTCTTCAGACGAATTTGATGGCTCTTCTTGGGAGTTTCCTAAATTTTTCTCGATTATTTTCTTTGCCATTTCTTCAGTCATGTCAGTTCTGTCCCTTACCATAATCTCTTCTAAAGTTACCAAACCTTTTTCTAAATCCCAATTATCTTTTGCAATTTGTTCATTAACACCTCTTGGATACTCTGGCTCTGTAAAGTCTATTGCAAAATTAGGAGCTAAGTTTATACCATTAGAAAGAGCAATCTTTCTCTCTACTTTGAAAAGGTCTTGCTCTAACATTCTCCAATTTTCTAAATCATCTTTATAGTCTTCAATGTGTTCAAAATCTTTTATGCGAAGAGCCAGACCACTAGAAGGTCTATCTTGGCTTGATTCAAATGCAACATTCATATGACGAGATAAAGCTAACATCTCTATTTTAAATTGTAATATTTCCATAACTTTCTTTGGGTCTCCACCCGGAGTTTCTATCCCAAATGTACCACCTTCTGGTAAATTAATAATTGTATCTGAACCCATTCTTTCTATTGGCTTGTCATCATATACACCACTTGCAAAAGGCTGACCAAACATCTGAAAGCGAAGACCTAACATAAGCTCAGTCATCAATATATTTGAATGTTCGTTTACGGAAACAACATCTGTTGCTCCTTCTGCATAAAAATCATCTATCTGTGGGATGTCTCTTGGAAATATAAAAGGTAAAACACCGTAAGGGTTTGAGTGTTCTTCTAATATTGTCCCAGATTCACTAATTACCATATAAACAGAATTATCCCAATAAGCAAAATTACAAGGTTCACTATAACCAACATCCTCTGTTGGCATCAATATAGGATAAAATATTCCAATAGGCTGATAAGGATTGTCGCCAAATACGGCATCATAAGAATTAATTGTATAATATTCAAAACAAAATTCATCTCCTTTATCCTCATAAGCTATTCTAACAGCAGGACTTCCAAGCAAGTTAGTCATTCTTTCAATATGTTTAAACCTTACATTTTTATACTTTGTTAAAGAGTTATACTTTTTATTTTCCTCTCCATTTATTTTTCTAGTCGGAGGAAGTGTATAGACTCTTGACTTTTTATCAATAAATTTTCTTGTTAAATTTATATTATAAATAGGAACCTCTTGGAAAGATTTAGAATCAAAATATTCTTCTATGTATTGCCAAGTAGATGTGTTTGTGTAATAGTTCAACAACCTTTCTACTTTTTTTCTTCTGTTTTTTGATTTTTGCATTTTAAATTCCTGCAATGATTCTTTTATAATATCATCTGGATATGCCATATTAGCCTCTCGAAGTTATTCTAAATTTATTGTTCTTTATTGGAAATCTATTTATAAAAAAATATCTCATCATATCGCAACCATGGTCATGATAGCCATCTTTGATTGGGTCTGGTTTCAAATGAGTTCCTTCTTTATGTTCTGGGTATCTGTAATTTTCCAAGTCTGCTGCTAGTCCTTTACAAGATTTGTCTAAGTGTAGGAATCTCTCGCCTTCTGAATTCTCAATAAATCCTCTTACATGAGAGATACCGGATGCTACATTTCGGCTTACTCTATCTTTTACGGAGTAAATCGACATTCCAAACTTACGAAAAATTTCTGAATCTCCCAAGCCCGATTGTCCTTGAACATTTCTACCGGCAGGGTCTCCAAAGTATTGTTGGACTCTGTATGGTCGAGACTTTACCTTTTTTGCAAGTATATCTGTCTTAACATTTTGTTCGTGAGATATTTCATCTATAGCATAAATATGCCATTTTCCATTTATTCGGTTCGTTTGAAACCATCCGACACTCGGCATACGATAGCCAAAATCAATAGAGCAAAAAGTAGGCAAATCTGGAGTATAAGGGAAATGACCACAATCAATATTTCTATCAAAAGGATAGACCCTTCCTGCAAGGCTCGTAAAAAGTGCTGCATACTCTTGGTCAAAGACTTCTCTAGACATATTCCTCTTTGCTTCAACAAGGTCGGAGTCATTTTGACCGTCTCGATAAGCAAATTCATTCTCCCACGAAGGGCTGTTAAAGGATTCCCAATCTTCATCATCTTGTCCTTTCAAGTATAAATCATACACCCAGTTATAACCTTCGGGTGTTGTTATAAAGATTGCAGAACCCTTTCTATCAGACAAGGTTGGTCGAAGATACATCTCCCATACAATCTTCTTCTGTTTAGCTGCTTCGTCTAAAATTAACAAATCTAAACCCTCTCCCACAAGAGAATTCGGATTATCTGCTGATTTTGCTTCAAAAGTAGAGCCTGTAACGGTCTCGATATACATATCTTTGTATGATGCTCTTCTTGTCGGTACATTTTTTTTCGGGTCTGGGTTCTGAACGATTGAATGCCATACCTCTCTAAATACTTTTTCAGCAGTTTGGTAAGTTGGAGCCACTACCCAACTACGAGTCTTTTTCATATTGAGCATTATTTCTATTTCTTTGGAGGCTGCTACAGACTTTCCCCATCTTCTACCACATACAGCTACTGTAAATCGTTTTCTATTTTCGGGAAAATGCAGTTTAAGTTGACCTTTGTGAGGAGTGTAGCTTGTAAAGTCAAACCACTTTTCTTTAAACTTTCTTAATTTATCTTCACTTATCTTGTTTATCATTAAAATTCTTATTTAGATAACTTGTTAGTAGTTCAATCATTCCTTTAATTGTTGTTTCTGCTTCGAGTAACCTTGTTTGTAGTGATGCCATTTCTTGTGCATACTCTTTTGGTAACTTCTTCATTATTTTCTCCTATGGTTATGCCTCCAAACAAAACTTGAAGGATTAATCTATCAAACATTTCATAAATCTTTTTCACAAATCTCCTATAAGTGTAATATATATATATATAATATATATAAATAAATATAATAATCAATAAAAACCTTCATTAGGTTTTTATTGTAATTATTAATACTTACAAATCTTACCAAATTTCTTAATTTCTAACCTTTCAAGTTCTTTTGTCCATTTTTCCCGAACTCCCTTAGAATGTCTACCATTACCTAACAAAGCTAAACCTACTGCTTTAGCTCTTTTTCTAGTTTCGTAAGCTCTTTTCTGATAGTCTTTCTCTTTGTTTTTGCGAATCGCAGTCTTCGTTGCTTTAACAACTCTTTTCTTTTCTTCTCTTTCCCTCTTTTTCGGATAATCATTGACTGGATTCCTTTCGGGTAACGGGTTACTACTACCTATAACTTCAGATACTTTATCAAAAGCCTCTACTTCATTATCAGATACTTGAAACTCAGCTTCTTCAATATCATCTAACCTCATAAATCGTTCAAAGTTACTTTCAACTTCTATCTTTAATTTGTTTTCAAGTTTTCCAAAATGCTCTAATACTAAACGACCGGCTTGAACATTTCCTGCCTTTGCTTCTTCAATCATAGATTGTATAACTTCGGGTAAGTGTATTCCAGACATTTCCATATATCTTTCATACACAGCTTCAACAAAATTTTGGTTAGCAAACCAAGCATTTACAGTCCTTTTATCTACTCCTACTGTGTCTGCTATTTGAATTTGAGTTATCGTTGGATTTGTACAAAATAATTCAATCGCTGATAATTGCTGTGGGCTATACTTAACTATTTTAGACATATACTAATTTAACTTGAATTTCAAGTTCTTTTCAACTATTTTTTTTCAAGTTCTTTTTCAAGATATTTTATGGCTTAGACTTAACAGAATTTTCCTACGCTATACCCCCCTCTCTCGAGGAGAAAAAACCAATATTTGACAAAGTCAAGTGTTTCCGTTTTTCAAGGTATTGCGCGCAACATGTGTGTAAATTAGTATAGCAGACAGGGAAGAACCATAGACACAGACCGGTTCTATCTCAGCTTTTTGACATAGACAGGGATTCGAGTTATTAAAGACTATATAATTAGAGACCTATCACATGAGGGGGTTTGTATATCTATAAACAATCAATAAACAACAACAATAAAATAGAAAGAGGTAGACAACATGGTTACAATTAACTTAGATAAACAAACAACGAATATAAAAGATTCGGTATATAAAGCATTTAAACCAAGTAAGGAAAACAAAATAAAAAGAGCTGATTTTCTAAAATTCATTAGTGTATTTGTAGACACGAATGTATTAACAGCTGAACAAACAGAAAACCTAACTCTATATTTTGAACAGAAAGAATATATACCAACGACTTCAAAGTCTAATAAAAGCCATAGCTTAGAAATGAAATGGGTTGCTGAAAATCTACCAGCATTTATCGAGACTATGCCTAAAGACTTAAAGTCTAATTTAAAAGTTCGTAGTAGAAAAACGGGTTATGGATATATACCATATCTTTTCATCGATGTAGAGGGAGATGAACGGGAATTATGTATAAATTGGAAAAACAGAACCTTACAAGAGAAAAACGAACTTAGAAAGTTACAATTACAGGAATTAGAAAATAAGACCAAAGTAGTTGAAACTAAGAATATGACTAAAGTAGAAGCAAAATAATAGAAATATAAACTCTCTCATGATAGGAATTTTTAATCAAATATAAGAAAACATTGGGTTCTCTGTTTATGTTCTGTATTACTTTTTATAAATAAAGATTTTACAAAGACATTTAGTATAAACAACAACAAACAAGAGGTATTAATTATGAAGTTTAGTAGAAGTTTATCATTAAAGATAGATAATTGGGGAGATGTAATCGCCTTTTATACTATGCTGATTATACATATAATTGGAATTACTTTAACTTGTAGCCTTATTAAGTATTGCTTAGGCTATATAGTATCTTAAGAAAGATTTATATTTAACATTAGGCACATTGATTAAAAGGTGGGATGTATTAATATTGCCTCTCTAATGCTTACATAGAGTAGATAGAGAGCAATTCTGACCAAAAATCATATGTGCCTACATATTTATAATTAAGAGAGGATATTGACAGGCGAGTACTAACGCTTAGTTGATAGGTAAATACTTTGTGATTTATCTATTACTAACGAGGGTCAAGCCTCTCTTAAAGATTTAGCAGTATAAATAGTATCATAAATAACTAACAATAAGTTTAACTAATCTATTTAATTAGAGAATGTTTCACACCTCTATATAAGAGGATAAAGAGAACGAGAATAATACATACAAAGAGGACTATATATAGTCACATAAATAATAATAAATGTATTAGAGAGTTACTAAATAGTGAATAAACAAACTTATTATAGATAGAGAGAGAGGTTTATTATGTATTCCCTGTTAAAACAGGGCTTATTACAACAACAAGAGTATCTTAAATAGAGAGGGATAAATCCCATATGAATAATATAAATAAGATAGAAGCAACTATCGGTATACCAGACTTAGACCTAGAGAATTATATCGTAGATTGTTTTGAAGGGGGGAGCACCTATTGGATAGAGCAACTTATAGTAGGGGCAGGTCGCACTTCCTATGACTTTATACATGAAGATATAAATATAGGTATAAGACCATACGAGAGTGGTGTACACTCTCTACATAAGGGTATGTTATTAGATGCTCTATCTACTATGAGCAGAGAGTACCCTAAAGCATTTAATAGGTTATTATATGGAGACTATGATTCTGGAGACACAGACATACTATTACAGATAGCACTATTTGGGGAGGTTACCTATGGCTAATGAGATTTTAAATATATATAGTACGGGTTCTGGAAAGATGCAAGGAATCCCGTCTATAAATTCAGATACTACAGAGAACGAGTTCTGTAAGAAGATGTATAACTCTGGAAGAGATGATATTATCTGTACAGAGTGTTACTCTATGACTATGCTAAAAACCTTTAGAAAGAATGCAAGACCAAAATTTAAGAAAGTAGGAGAGGTTCTCTCTACTACTATATTACCTACCGAGATACTACCTAAAGCACCTAATGTAATAAATAGACTACACTCTCATGGAGAGTTAATCAATACTACACACCTACACAACTTCTTTAATATAGTAGAGAGAGAGCCTAACAAAGTCTTTAGTTTATGGACAAAGAGAAAGGATTTTGTCTATAAGGTTCTTAAAGAGAGAGACAAGCCAAAGAACTTAATACTTATATATAGCAACCCTGCAATTAACTGCATAATAGAGACACCACCCAAACACTTTGACAAAGTATTTAATAATGTTACCTTTGATTCAGAGATAGTTAATTGTAGAGGTAAATGTATAGACTGCTTAAAATGTTATACTATAACAGATAAGACTAAATCAATAGTGGAGGTAAAGAAATGATAGACAGAATAAAAGAACTATATGATTCTATCAACTCTATGGAGTGTTATACTTGTGGACTTACAAAGTCTATAAATCACTTTAATAAGAGAGAGATAGATAGAAAAGCAAAAGAATGTTTAGACTGCTTTAATATAAAGGAGAGATTATGACTAAAATAATTATGTATACAATACTATTCACTATATCATTAGTAGTCTGGATAGTAGTATTTAAAGCAGTATTTGATATATTTGGAGTGATGTGGCTCACAAACCCTAATTATTAGAGAGAGGAGTAGAGATGGAGAGAGTTAGAGAGTGGATATATAAACTAAATTCTATGGATAGTATATTATTAAATAGAATAGAAGTATTAGAGAGAAAGATAGAAGAGATAGAAAGAAGAAGTAAAAATGAAGATTAGTAGAGAGAAAGCCAGAGAGAAACTTCTATCTGCAGATAATACAATGTTCTCTGTTGTCTTTATAAAAAGAACAACAGGAGAGGTTAGACGAATGTTATGTAGGACAGGAGTTAGAAAGTATTTAAGTGGTGGGGAGTTAAAGTTTGTACCTATCCGTAAGGGATTACTCTCTGTATATGATATGAAGAGCAAGGGATATAGATTTATTAATTTAGAGACTTTGATTTCATTTAAACTTGGAGGTAAGACCTATGAGATACAGAATTAGAGGTAATCATTATATGTATAGACTAGGTAGTACACAATACTACTCAAAGAATTTGAGAGATTTACTCTCAATGTTAATAACAGACAACATAAAGAAAGGAGTAAGCTATGTCAGAAGACAAAAACTTATGTTCAAAGACTCGTAATATAGATAAGCCTTATGAAGTATGGAAAGGTGTTAATCCTATAATGGGAAGTGTAGAGTATAGAGTTCTAAAGAAATATCAGAAACCATCTCTTGAAGCAAAGAACGACTTGGCTCGTTGGTTTGTAGCTTGTAAGAGTGATGCTACCTTTGGAACATGGGAATACGGAGACACCTATATAGCAGATATAATGTCTTTCTGTAGAAAAGTGGAGGATTGCTAATGGAAGGGACTACTTCAGCATCAACCATAGAACTTTTACTGATAGTTGGGACTATTGCTACAATTATATATTTAGTTCTACAAATGGTGTTAAACGAATAAAAAAGTCGTTAGCCTATATTCGCATAGAGTTACGACTATAAATAAGAACGGAAATTCGCAGACTCTTTTGTGGTTTAAGTCTATAAAGCGAAACCACTAAAGAATTGTAGTATAAACAAACAACAACAAAACAACGAGGAGGTCAGAGATGGCTAAGATGACAGAAACACAAAGAAGATATTTTATTAGAAGAGTAAATGATAAAGCAAGAGAAGAGACAGATGTTATAAAACATAAGAACTCTGTAAAGATAGCAGAAGCAACAGAGAAAGGATATAAATCATATCTTAATGAGGTTGGAGTATATCACTTAATGAAAAGGCTTTTAAAGTTAGAGAAAGACCAAACAGAGTTAGCAGAAAAGTTAATAAACATAGTTAAAGGTATAGATGACACAGCCTATGTATATAGTGGGAAACATAAAGACCTTACTACTTGGTTTAAAAATCAAGCAAGGTTATTAGTAGATAAGCAGTTCTCTGAAACTAAAGCAGGAGCAAGAATAAAAGAGTTAGAGAAGGCTCGTCAAGATGCAGAGGACTATCTATATGGACTAAATAGTAATACAGAGGTAGCACAGAATCTAAATAAAATATTTAATACAACAGGAGTTAAGTTTATAGAAGGGAGTAAATAATGACTGAAGAGCAATGGACAGAATATGCAGAGAAGAGATTAATAGGCAAGAGAATTGTAGATGTATTCTATATGTCTGAAAAGGAAATGGAAGAGTTAGGGTGGTCAAAGAGACCACTCTACCTTAAACTTAATGATGGT